TTCATTGTCAAAAAGAAAGCATTTGATGGCAGTGATTTAAAGCGCGACACGCGCACTGGACGCGGGGCGTTCGTGTGGGTGGTCAGCGATTAACTGTGCCAATCAGGTTTCTGGTCCAATCCCCTGCACAAGGGTGGCATTTGCGCCCATACTGACTTCAGTTCAAACAACCACCCCATGACTGCTTCTGAACTCTTCCGCGCTGACGCTCTCGCCACTCAATTTGCAATCGACATGCAAATGACTAAGCAACAAGCAATCAGCGCACGCCTGCTGATCTTGCAAAACAAAGGCGCAACGCAGCAGCAAGCCTTTGACAAAGTTTTAGGCGAAGGCGCTTGGGACGCAATGGCTGAACAACTTTTTGAGGAGTTGCAAGCAGTTTGAGGGCTCCGGCCCCCACATTCTCCCTTCCCCCCTCTAAACCAATGAACAGGCTTTACCGATCACAATCCTTCCCATGCTGGATGGCACCGCTTTTTACCTGCAGCCTGCTGGCTTTGCTAGGTGGTGCCTTTTGGGTCTCGATGACCAGCACCCTTGACCAGATGACCGAGCGCGACTGCCGCCTAGGCGTTCAGGCCGCCTGCGAACAACTCAACAAATAAAAGGACAAACCCCGTGAAACAACCACCCCTGGCCGATAAGACAGGGTCTGCCCGTTTGCAGACTACACGCAAAATGACGCAGAACGAAGTTCTCAGAACATTCAGGGCCTGCCAGTCCCATGGCGGGTCATTTATGCGGACCTTGGCCACCGCTGGCCTTGTGGCCGATCCTGAGAACGTCGCCAAGATCCTCAGGACATGGCCGCAGATCGAAGCGGTTTATGGCCCTGGCAGCAAGTTCTATGAACAGGAGCAGTTCTAATGCCTGAGTTCAAACACGGCGACGAGGGTTATTTTGATGACCCTGCATACAGCCAAAGCGACTTAAAAGCCGTGCTCGATTGCCCGCAACTGCTGTGGGAAATGAAGCACAACGGCGGACGGCGCAAGCTGCCAACCGCAGCAATGCAAAGCGGGACCATCGACCACATGGCCGTTCTGGAGCCTGACAGGTTTGACAAAACCTATGCAGTCTGTGGACCGCGAAACACAAAAGCAGGAAAGGCCGCCGCTAAAGCTGCAGAAGATGCTGGCCTTGAGCCAATCACTCAAGCTCAATATGTTGAGGCGCACAACGTCAATGCCGCAATCAGGCAGCACCCACTGGCAAAACAATTGCTGACTGATGGTCAACCTGAGGTTTCTGTTTATGGGGAAGACGCAAGCACCGGCCTAAAAGTCAAAGGAAAGCTTGATTGGCTTGACGGTCAAACGATCGTTGACCTGAAAACTACTGGCCTTGGTGGTGCTAGCCCTGCTGCGTTCACAAAACAAATCGTCAACTTTAAATATCACTTGCAGGCCGCCCATTATTTAGAATTGGCGCAGGCAAAGACCTTCATTTTTCTAGTTGTCGAGCGTGAGCCGCCCTATCAAATCGGCATTTACGAACTAGACGATGACGCCTTAGCTGAAGGCCGATGGCTACGCAAAAAAGCACTAGACACCGTGGCATTCTGCCTCGCTGCTAATAGCTGGCCCGGTTACACGCCAAACCAACCGCAAACCCTTTCGCTGCCCTCTTGGGGCTTTGACTCATGAGTTTTTCAACAGAACAAGCCGAGGCTTTGATTCAGCCTCTTGATCGCAAGCACGTTAAAAGCCGCTCAGGTGGTGGGAACAGACAGCTTTCCTACATTGAGGGCTGGCATGCAATCGCAGAAGCCAACCGCATTTTTGGCTTTGGCGGATGGACTAGCGAAACGCTGCAGATGGAGTGCGTCTGCATGGAAGGCACGATCTCATATATCGCAAAGGTGCGCGTGACAGTTGAAGGCATCAGCCGTGAAGGCTGGGGCGCTGGCCATGGACGCGGCGGCAGCGTAGGAGACAAGCACGAATCAGCCGTTAAGGAAGCCGAAACAGACGCCCGCAAGCGTGCATTGATGACCTTCGGCAATCAGTTCGGCTTGGCCCTTTATGACAAAGAGCAAGCCAATGTTGAAGATGGCAGCACAGCCAAGCCAGCCCCAGCCAAGTCCGAACCGTCCGCTGAATACAAGCGGCAAGTTGCTACTAAAGCAGAGATGGACAAAGACCCGCTGTTCCGCTGGACACATCGGATCGCTCAATTAACTGCCGAAACCAACTGGTCAGAGGTTGAAGTTCACATCCGCAAAAGCAAGGAATTTGATGATGGTCAACGCACAGAACTGCTGAAAAAACTAGCCGAGGCAAAAGCTAGAGCCGCTGAATTTTCCAACGTAAAATCATGACCCAAGACCAGTATGACCCGGACTACGCCGGACCCTTTTTCACTGAACAGCAGTTAGCGCAACGCTGGGGCAAACATACGAGCACGCTGGCTAGGTATCGCAAACACGGAACTGGCCCTGTGTTTTACAAAGTATCCCAACTTGCGTACGGTCCCAGAATACCGGTGATCCGTTACAGGCTTCACGACGTGCTGGCCTACGAGCTGGCAAATTCAATCTTTCCTGATCTACACAACAATGTCTGAATACATCGCAGCACTTCCCGTCAACGGCAAATGGAGCGTTTACGAAAACGGCCCTGACCATGAATACAGGCCCAACGGCAAAAGACTTGTGCTCAAGATTCCCGTCGAATCTGTTGCAGCGTATGCGCAGTATTTGATGACCCTTGCGGATGACACCAGCAAGCACAAAGACATGAACGTCTGGGACTTTGCTGCTAAGCAATCCAAGTCAGTTAAGTGCATCAACGTCAGCCACAACGCGAAAGACGGCGCAACAGATGATGACGGCTGGTATGGAAGCATTGCCCCGGCTGCATTAAACCCACCAGCTGCACCGCAGAATTGTCAAATGCCTTCAACCTTGCAAGGCAGCAACGACAACGACATCCCGTTCTGATGGCAAGCCCTGAGCTAGAAGCGTTTCACGCGCTTGACGGTATGGGCATGGTTTTGGAGGGCGAGTTCTTCTCGCCTTCTAAGGCCAAAGAAAGCCACTACACCGAATTGCTCGCAGCGGTTGAGAAAATACGAAAGCAGCCGATCAAGCGGAACGCATCATTTCATCAGAATCAATCTCAGCAATCCGCTTCACTGCCTGACTCAAAAGCTTCGACTGATGCCAAGCCTGGCGAGTGAGTGCGCTGCACAGTTCATGCAACGTGTGGAGATCTTCCACATCGTGGATCGATCGAATTTGCCGCTCAAGGGTTAGCTCTTCCTCTAGCGTTTGTCTGACGCTCATCCAGTTCCAGCTCATGGGCTTTCAAGGATTGAAGAACTTTGCGCTCCTCTGAATAAGGAGCCCGTGCCCGTATGTAATCATGCACGCTGTGCATTAGCCAGTCCGGCGGCCAACAGTTGCTCCAGTTGACAGGCTGAGCACAGCCGACAACCACCGTGCTCCAAAAGGCAACCAGATATGACCACAGCCAATAGAGGTTCAATCTTCTAACCCGCCTTCAATTTTCGTCAGTGGGGCCGGCTGCAGAGTTGAAACTGAAACGCCTTCCTGTTCGTCCATCCATTCGCGCAACGCTGCACCGGTTGGCGTGTACTTCGGCCATTTGACCGCTTTGAGCACATCAGCAGGAGTCAGGCAAATAAAGCTTGCATGCGGCACCCAAACCAAATAACTTGCAGGGCCTTCGCGCGGCTTGCGGTAGGTGACCCTCAGTGCGTTTGCTCGTTTGAACTCTTTTGCTGCTGTCATTAGATCAGTTTTTGTTTACCGTGTGCGCTCCCTCTCTATGAGCGGGTCAGTCAGGCTTGCCAGGGGCACCCGGCCTGCTAATTAGCCCATGGCGCGAGAACCATGCGCAGTGCCCCAATTATTCGTCGTCTACAAGGATCACCCAGCCAGAACTTGGGCCTTCGACTTGCCAGCGTTGCTTAAACGTTCCACGCGGCACCCTGACGTTTTTGCCGCCATATCGGTGTGGATGCCCACCACGCTCAATGTCTGGAGCGCCCATTGGGTCGTGCATCACCCACTTTGCATCTCCAGTTGATTCGGTTCCCTCAAACCCAACCAACACGCTCCAATGGCCGCAAGTTTGCGAGCCACAATCCGGCGGCTCACCCCTAAGCATGTTGCCCTTATGCAACCAACCAACAAGAACAGGGCGACCGCTTGCAATCTCTGCCTCAACCAACGCTCCATCAGCATCATTCCTGAACTCGGCGTGGAGTCCAAGCTCTCTCAGCGTCCTCACCTGGGCCTTTACGTCGGTCGTATCGCCAAATCTTTTCCGTACCACCCCATACTCTTCGGCGCTTTTGACCTTGCCGTACATAATGGCCAGCATTGCTGCGGATGCGTCTAAACACCGTCGATACCCGTTGTTTTGAAAATCCAGCTGGTGAACATAAGGGACAACCGCTTTTTGAGCAATGCCGCTAGCTTTCCACGCCTCGAACCACGCTGCATCCTCAGCCAACAACTCTTCAGGCAGCGCGTCCTCTAGCTCTTTGATTGCTGCAAGCTGATGCGGGCTATCAGAGCGGAAAAAGGCAAAAAAGGGGAGCAACGCAAGGCTCATTAGATTCCCAAGGCGAGGCGTCATCGCACCAATCCTGCCGTGTTACATCGTTTGTTGCCATCAAGGAAACCTGTGTAATAAATCAGGGCCCCAGAAATCAAAACTACGCCAGACAGCACCGTCATCAGTCCCAGAAACACCGCAAAGATGACGCGCTTACGAATCATTTGCTAGTCACTGGTGGAAATAGGTTCTTCTCTAAAAACGAAGCAACTGCATCATCAACCGTGTTGTCTGAACGCTTTGCATACGCTTTAACGAGATCTACAACCAAACGCTTGAGGCTTTCTGAACGCAAAAACCGAAAAAGGATTGGCTTGAGGATCAGGAACATTGGAATTATTCAACTACCGAAAGTCTAGTTTCGATTGCTGTGGCCTTCCAGCCGTGCCACTGCCTGCTCTAAATCACTGAGTCTGGCAAAGACTTCTTGGTCCCTGCTCTTGATGTCAGTGTGAAGCACGTCGAGCTGTCTGCTCAGTCCATCAACAGCAGTCGTCAGACGCACCAACGAATCACGCCCTTGGAGGCTCTGTTGCTTCAATCCTGTAATGCCAAGACCCGCCACGGTTATTGACGCGCCAGCGGCAGCAGCCCAAACTTCAACCATGCTTCGACCTCGGCATTGGTCCCATCATGACAGAACCACAAGAAAATCAAGAAAGCCAAGAAAAAGAAGGCATTGCCATCGCTGACCTGGTGAAATGTGCAGTTTTGGTATGGAGCGCCACATTGCTGACTGTCTCCTATCTAGGTTTCTTCCCTCAGATGAAAATGGACAATACCTTTGTCGCTAGTTTGCTGACAGGAGCCATGGCTTCTTTTGGTATTGAACGCAAAGCCGCTAACCAGCAGAAAAAACAGCCGCCTAAGATTGACTCAAAGGAGCCACCAAAATGAGACGCTTTCTGCCCTTGATCACCTTGCTGGCTCTTGGCCCAGCAGCACACGCTGATCTGAATCACAAGATCCAAAGCAGCGTTTCGCTTCAAGTTGGTGGTGCGATGACTACCGCAAATCGCATTGGCTCTTCATTCAGCATTTCAGGCTCAGGCGTTGACACTACCGACGGAACTACGGCGAACACTATTTCCGCTGGTGCTATTACTAGCGGCATTTACAGTCCTGGGACTATCTCTGTGACCCAAGACACACCTGGCAACGCTTTTAGCTTTAGCCAGTCATACACGCAAGCTGATGCCGTTCCAACATCAGCCATAACCGCAGGCACTGTGCCTAACTTCTCTAGCTTGCAGTCCACTGCATCTGGCACGGCAGCTGACTTGGCCGGTACGGTCGCGCCAACTGGAGCAATCAGTGTTACAGCTGGTGGAGCTAACACCCTTGCTATCGGTCAGTTTGTAACTGAACTCACTATCGACTGATGCGTGTTTTACTGCTGCTTTTATGCGGACTAGTTGGTGAGGCTTTTTCCCTTGCTAAACCAGCCCAAAGCGTTCCAGTGGTGCCCAATTTTTCAACTGGCTCAATGACAAGTCACACGGAAACCACTAGCAATGTTACTGAAACAATCGTCAGCGAAACGTATGGCACTGGATGGGAATACTCCGTCAGCGGCACTAACGTTGAACCTGCGAATGGGGCCAGCCTCACGCCAGGCACTACAACAGTAAAAGAATGGTCAGCTTTAGACGTAGGCAACAAACCAAACTGGCGGATTGCCAACCCTGGCGCAGCATTTCAATTTGTCGAAACCTATTCAGGGCCAGGGCTCAGCAACGTAACCACAATCCAGCGCGTAACCGAAATCGAGCAAATCACAGACACTATCTCTACCTTCTCGCAGTAGTCCTAGCGTCACCAGCCAACGCAGAAACAATCGGTGGCGTGTCTGCTACTGCCGCTCCAACAGCAACCAGTTCTGGCAGTGTCACAAATCAAGCTGTGATGATTGCTCCATCACAAGCGTTCACTAACTCTTACGGCAATGGCATTCAATGCCAAGGGCCAATCATCACCATCACGCCATATGTCAACAGGACTAAAAGCTGGCAACTGCCGTTCATGGGTCACGTTCTTGACCCTGTATATGATATTTCTGACTTGGATGATGATGGCTTACTCGACAATCCAGGATCGATCATCTACCACATGCGAAAAAGGACAAATCAAAAGGATACGCACAACTGGTCAGGTGGTTTGTCTCTCCAAGCCACAATCCCCCTAGATGGTGGGTTGCAAGAACGATGCAAAGCAATGGCTGATGCCAACATCCGTATGCACCAGCAGATTATTGAGACGAAACGCCTTGAATATGAAATCGCTAGGCTCAAAAACTGCGGAGACCTGAAACTAAAAGGCATCGAGTTTCACCCCAGATCGCCTTATTTTGCTGTTTGCGCTGACGTAGTAATCAAACCAAAACCAGGGCAAGTTTTACCGCACAGGCACGCTATTTCCGCGCCAACCGCTGCGCCCGTCTCCGCTGAAAAACGCTTACAGGTTTCGCCTTACGACCCAAAATCTTCTGAATCTTCTTCCCAATCTTCTTCACGATAGGCTTCACCGCCTTAAGCAGAAGCGGCGTAGCTAACGCAGCAGTAACACCCACAGCAGCGGTAACCCCTACGGTTGTGACCTGCGGCAATGACGGAATTGCTGCTATGACTTGTTCAGGCAACTTGATCTCTTCATACAGGACGACGCATTTACCGTCTTGTATCTCGTAGCCCGCAATTCTTTTTGAACCATTTTGGACAAGCGTTCCAACCTCCTTCGCACGAAGCGGCGGACATCTTGGGTCTTCGTCAACAGCAGTCTTGGGAAGCTGCGGCGCAGTTGGCGTTGGCGGCTCTGGTGTTTCAGGCGTCGAAGGGTTTGGCAGGACAGCCTCAGGATCAAACACTAATTTGCTTGGCCTGAAATCCATCGGATCAAATGACGGCAAATCCACGATTGGAACGCCGATATTGACCGTGACAGGTGGGGCCTTTGGAACGGACAAAGCAGGGATACCGTCCCAAAGCCGGATGTCGTTGATCCCAATAGTGCGAATCTCAGGCACTAAAACGGCAAAGCAGGGCCAGTGGTGCTGGGCATCAGCTCTTTGACCTGGCTGGGCATCGCCTCAGTCACAGAATCACTCAAAGCACTGTGCATCTTTTCAATCATCAAAGCTTGCACCTTGCCAAGGTTTTCTTCGACGATGGCAGGGCCACGCACCACAGCAAACACAATCACTGCAGTGTTAGCAGCAGCTAAGACAAAGCCAACAGCACCGATTGCGTTCAGATACTTTTGCATGACGAAAACAAAGCAGAGAAAAACCCCCCGGCTTGGTGTGAGGATTTAAATCCCACCGGAGGGTTGCGGCGTGTTCAGGTCCGTGATCTAAGACTACTCAGAAAAGGAACTTGACGCCAGCTTTGCCGCCGTAGCTGTTCACATCATCACCAGTGATGCCGCTGATTTCTCCATAAACAGACAGTGCATCAGTAGCAGCAACAGCGCCGCCAACCTTGCCGGAAAACTCCAGCTCAGTGTCAGCACCGTCAGGCATCACAATTGCTGGACCGCCTTGCAGGTAGTAGCTGTAAACACCGTCGCCACCTTCCCAGCCAACATGCAGATCAGTTACTGATCCGCTGTAGTCGCTGCCGCTCCAGCCAGCGTTAGCTTCAACGTTGGCATAGGGGCCTGCGATTGCAGAGAGGGGAGCCAAGGCAAGTGCGCCAGCGGCTGCACCAAAAACAATTGATTTGATCATTGGAACGTAAATTGACGTTTTCCGGCACTACCGTACTTGGTTTCTGTTGCTTCGGTAGGGGCAAGGTGTCCATTTTCTGTCTTGTCCCTAACAGCTAAATCATCGATTGCGATATTTCAAAGCCAAGCCGGTGTAAAGACCGTGCAATTCATGGTCAGGCTTGTCACGACCATCAAGCACATATAAATGATCCAACCATTTTTGGCGGTTAGTCATCGCTTCTGTGTCCTGTGCCCCTGGTTTGCAGGGGATCATCGGATCAGGCTGCAGGAATTGTTCAGTCATTAGCAGCAGCAGAAAGAAGCGCAAACCCCATTAGGAGTAGCGCTCCAGTAGCAATACCAGCAATAAAGGTCACCAAGGAGTCCCAGCGCCAGTGGTCGGAGTGCGCTTCTCTGTTAGCTGAGCGTCGAGTGCAGCGTGGATTTCAGAAACTTTTTCTTCACCGCCAAGTGCAGCTTGAACCCATGAAACAGCCTGCGCTTCGGTCACGCCGTCATAAGGAATCATGTCCTCAGCGTCAGGAGCTTCAAGACCGATTGAGCCATACGACCCAACGGAATAAACCTTGTCCTCGGTTTCTGCAGCTACGGTGAAATGAAGCGTAGTAATAACGCCAGTCTCAAGGGTTCGGTCGCATTGACCGACCTTCCAAGTGTAGGTGTTTGCCATAGCTCAACAAATACAGGCTTAGTGTAAATGGAAAGCCCCGCGTTGCCACGAGGCATTCGACCAGTTAGCGAACTACTTGCCAGCGGCAATAGCTGCATTAAGAGGCGCAAGGTCCTCGGAAGTCCAGTAGTCCTTAGCGACCATCAACTCAAGGTGCTCGACATTGCGTGCAACTGTGGCAGTTTGCTCAGCATCACGAGAAGAAAGAGCCATTAGCTCAGTAATTAAAGTGACGCTATCAAGAGCAGCAGAGTAGTTCTGTGCGATTTCTCCAGCGGTCAAAGTGTCGGCCATGTGGAAGCTCCAGGAAAAGAGTGACGTTTAAGCGCCCTTGAGGGCAGCTAGTTCAGCTTTTAGCTCGTCAACCATAGTAGTCAACTCCTGAACGGCATTCACCAGAACAGGAACAAGATGCTCACCTTTGTACTTCAGATGGTCAGCATCTTCGGTGTCAATAATGACAGGGTTGTCACCCTCCAAAGCGAGGATGTCTTGTGCTTTGAAGCCATAGCGCACATCACCATTAGGTGTTTCTGTGTCGCGGTCTACTTTAAACTGGTAGGCAGTTGGCTTGAGTTGATTAACAAAGTCCAGACCGTAAGGTACTGGAGCAAAGTTCATCTTATCGCGTTCGTCTGAAGTAACGGTCCAGTCGACTTTGACGTAGGCGTTGCTAATGCTGGTGTGGCCCAGTACAAGACGATTGTCTTCTGTTGTTGGGTCAAATACTGGAGAATAAGACGCCCCACTATTCATTGTTCCCAAGGCAATGTTGCCTGAGCCAGTAGTTAGGTTATAAAGACCATTAACACCAAGAGCGAGATTGTTGCTGCCAGTAGTGCAAGCTTTTAAAGCATCACCACCTGCCGCGGTGTTGTTATAACCAGTCGTTATAGACTCAGAACTATGTGCGCCAACTGTGGTATTAAAATTACCTGTAGTTAAAGAATAAAGTGTCTTAAAACCTAAAGCTGTAGATTCACCCGCTGTTGTACTGCTAAAAAGGCTCATAGAGCCCTGAGCCGTATTCTCAGTACCTGTAGTATTAGACTGGAGAGAATAATAACCGACAGAACTGTTATTAGCGCCTGTGGTGTTACCGGCTAATGCTTGGCGACCGCAACCTGTATTGTTATATCCAGTGGTGTTGTTGGTAAGAGCTTCTTTGCCTACTGCAGTATTATGACTTGCAGTAGTGTTGCTCAAAAGAGCACGATACCCACAGGCTGTATTGCTAGATCCAGTAGTATTTGCAAAAAGTGAACCCTGCCCAAACGCTGAGTTGCTACTAGCAGTAGTATTTGCTTTTAGCGTACTTTGTCCAAACGCACAATTACTTCCGCCAGTTGTGTTGTCTTTGAGAGCTTCATATCCAACAGAAGTGTTGTCACTACCGGTGGTGTTTGAAAATTGAGATCTTTTGCCGTATGCCGTATTATTTGCGCCAGTAGTATTGCTGTAAAGAGTTTGATAACCGCTCGCTACGTTATTATTGCCAGTGGTATTGGAATATAATGCGCTGCGCCCGAAGGCAGAGTTTTCCGCTCCAGATGTGTTGAGATAGAGCGCTCTATGCCCATTAGCAGTGTTGTAATTACCAGTATTAGTGTAGAGAGCTTGGTAACCAGTTGCCGTATTGTGCTCTCCAGTGGTGTTGTTACGGAGAGATTCAAACCCGATAGATGTGTTCTGACCACCAGTGGTGTTTTCACGAAGAGCGTAACGTCCAATAGCTGTATTGCTAGCAGCAGTGGTATTAGCATGAAGAGCGTCTTTGCCAATGGCTGTGTTGTAACTTGCAGTGGTATTGTTGTGCAATGAGCCATCACCAACAGCCACATTTTGAGTACCAGTGTTGTAGTACAGTGAGTCGTAGCCAACGGCAACGTTTCTCTCGGCAGTGGTATTGGTATAGAGAGCACCAGCACCTACCGCAACATTTTTTTGCCCTGTAGTGTTGCTATAGAGAGAATTAACTCCTACGGCAACACTGCTAACACCAGTGGTATTGCTTCTAAGAGCACATTTCCCAAATGCAACATTACTGTTAGCCGTTGTATTTAAAAGCAGGGCTTGGTAACCACATGCTGTATTGTTATCTCCAGTGGTGTTGTTTAAAAGCGAAGACGCTCCAAGAGCCGAATTAGTATTACCTGAAGTGTTTAATTTTAGAGCTTGATCGCCAACAGCTGAATTTTCATATCCAGTGGTATTGGAAAAGAGAGACGCATCACCAATGGCTGTGTTGTTGGCAGCAGTGGTGTTGGAATAAAGAGAAGCTTTACCGATAGCAACGTTATTAGACCCAGTGGTGTTGGTATAAAGTGCTTGCGATCCATTGGCTACATTGTAACTGCCAGTGGTGTTGCCAGTGAGAGCCTGATATCCGCTAGAAACGTTGCGAGTTCCAGTGGTGTTGTTATACAAGCCATCTCTACCAATCGCAGTGTTGTCATCGGCAGTGGTATTCGAAATAAGACTATTAAGTCCTACAGACGTATTCCTTTTGCCTGTGGTGTTAGCACTGAGAGCGCTCTTACCAATAGCAGTATTAGACAAACCAGTGGTGTTAGCAGCTAGTGCGCCATCTCCAACCGTCGTATTAGTCGAAACATTACCCGCACCACGGCCAATCGTTAGCGAGTTGATGGATGCGTCGGCTGCGAAGGTGGAGCTGCCACTAACATCCAACTTCGCTGAAGGACTAGACGTGCCGATTCCGACGTTGCCTGCAAAATAACCTTGACCTTTGTAGCTGACGTTAAAAGTGTCTGTCGTATCACCATTAGATACGTGTAGTGCTTTATTTGTATCTGTCGCTTGTGCGTTTGCCGATTGAGAACGAATACCAGTAGAGCCGCTGTCAACAACGTGTAACTTATTCTGCGGACTAGACGTGCCGATGCCGGCGTTGCCGGTTGAGTCGATACGCATCGCTTCAGTAGGTACGCCGAAGATCAAATTGCCAGAACTAAGTTGACTCAGATAGGTATTTCCAGTCGTGTTTCTTAATTGCGTAGATCTAGAAGGTTGATCAGAATCAGTAATAGTCAACCGTGGGTCTGAACTGTAAAGCTGCAATGTCGTAGCGGGTGAGTCTGTTCCGATGCCCACGTTCCCACTGCTATTAACAACAACGCGCTGTGTGCCGCCAGTTGCAACTGAAACTTCGTTAGCTGCACTGAAATACAAACCAGTGTCAGTATCAGTACCGCTATAAAAGCTTGGAGCGGCTGCCGTACCAGCAGGGAACTTGACCTTGCCGTCTGCACTGATAACACCAGTAACGGTCAAAGTCGTGTCAAACGTGCCCGCTCCAGCAACATCAAACGTGCCGGGGACATCAACATTGCTGGTGAATTCAACGCCACTGCCAAGCGAATCAGTCTGCAACAGTTGACGTGCAGTACCGTTCGCCAACTT